TGGATGGGCCCGTACCAAAGTTAATTACCGCGTTTATTGTAGGTATTGTCATTAGCCGTTGTCCGGTAACGTGCCAGCAGGAAAACGAGATAAACCAGTCCGTTGCGCATTAAGTAATGCGGTGTTTACCTTTTCAGTAAAGTCATCACCATCTAATACGTTGCCTTCAACTATTACTGTTACTAAATTGTTTGATGAACCTGTTGATCCTGTAGGTGGCAAGTAATCAAAGATGCCGCCGTAGCCTGGTGGTATTGGTTGGCCACCGCCGCCAAAGCCCGGCGGCATAACTGTAGGTGGAGCAGGTGGCGCAGCTGGGGTAGCTATTGGTTGAGCAGCTAATGCTAAATAATCCTGTAGTGCCTTGTACTTGGCATCGTCTGCTATTTTTTGAGCAGCCGCTATACGGGCAATAATATCTATTTGTGTAGTGTAGTTAAGGATATCCATCGTAGCTTGAGCCGATGCAACCTTATCTAACGATGCTAATTTAGCAATTTGTAATAGTTCTATTTGTGTTTTTTCAGTATAGAAATTGGCTTCAGCTAGGCCGCCTGATTGTTGGATGGCCGCATTGTATTTAGCGTATGCAGCTTGGCGCGCTAGGGCAGCCTCTTCCTCGGACATCTTTGTAGTTTTAATGCGCTGCAGTTCATCAAGTAGCAACTGGTTAATATAGTTAAGCTCGGTTTCGCTAATCGTTTTTATACCGGCTAACTTATTAGTTTGCTGTTCCTGGGTTAGCAGTTTTAATTGGTCAATATACTTTAGGGCTGTTTCGCCATTTTCGTTCTCGATCTCCTGCATGGCCAATAGACGTAGGCGTTCATCTTTGTCATATGTAGCCTTTAATGCAGCTGCTAACTGAATCTTATTTAGGTCAAATGCAGCCGCTGCCTTAGATAGTGCAGCCTTGGCCTTTTCTAATAGTAGGCGTTTCTTTTCGGCCGCTTCCTGTTTCTTGGCACTATCTAATTGCTTATTTTGTAGGGCTGCCAATAACTTGGCGCGCTTGGCTGCATCTGCTTCTAACTTAGCTAGGCGTTTAGCCTGTTCCTCTTTAGATAACTCTAGTGCTGATGGTGGTTCGGGTTTAGGTTTAGGCGTAAGTTTTACACCAGCTTGTGCACCTGCAAAACCTAAAAAGATATTTTTAGGTAGATTTTTTAGGTTTTTAAGTAGGTTAGGAATTGCGCCTACTGTCCTACCTATAGCAAGTTCTATTTTAGCAATAGCGGTAGCAATATCCTCGATGGCTTGTGCAGCATCGCTAGCCTCTGTGCCACCAGCCACGGCAGCAAAGGCATCCACTAAGCCGCCGCCAATAATCTCGGATGCGTTGCCTGTGGCTATGCCTAACACATCCATTTGGTAGGCAGTCGTACCTAAGTAATCTGTAGCTGCACCAGCAGATTGTTTTAGTAAAGTGCCTAGGATTTCATTAAATGACTTGCTACTTAATTCTGCCTTAGTTAGCCCGGTATTATATTTAGCCAAGCCTTTAGTAATGCCTACATAACCTTTAGCAAGATCCTCGGATACGGTAGCCAAATCAATGCCCGATGCACGGCTAATTGTGATTGCATCGTTTAATAGTTTTTGTGATTGAGTCAATGACCCCGTAGTGGTCAATAGCCCCTGAAAGGCTGGCCTCAAAATATCATCGGCGATGCCTGCAGATCTTTCAAGATCGGCTATAAATTTAGCAATATCTACGTTAGCAAAACCAATGCCTAAATTTTCTACAGCGTTAGATAAACGTAGGGCAGCGGCTTCATCCTCGGCAAAGGCTTTGGCTGCAGCTTTACCAAAATCCACTACTGCCTTCGCGCCAAATGCTAAGCCAAATGTGCCTGCCAAATTCTTAATAGTTTTACCAAGTTTTGCCGATGCTGTTTCGGCTTGCTTAAAACCTTTAGCATCAAAACTAGAGCCTAGTTTAATATCTGGGTATGCCATTATGCAGCCTTACTAAATGATTGCTTTGCGGCCCGTTTATAGAATTCTCTAGTGGCTGTATCTATCGCTTTGTTAGCTGCGCCTACTGCTACGCCTTGGCTTTGTGCCCATGCTCGATAGATAAAGCGGCCTTGGCCTTTATCACTTTTTGTTACTATTCCAAGGTTTTCTACAAACTTTGCACCAGCATTAGGGTTTACCGAACGGCTAACACCTTTAGATGTACCAGATGCTTTCGGCCCTACCCATGACTGTGGTCGTCTAGCAGTTTCATAGATTGCACCAGCTGGTGACTTATTTACAATTCTTGCTAGGGATGTATAGCCGTTGCGGTCGCGCTTACTTACTTTGTTTTCTAGCACGATATTACGAGTAATTGTCGCGTAGTTAAATATTGGAAAACGCCCTTCAGAAAAAGATCGTGCCTGCCAGCCACTCATAGGAGACTGGCTAGGTACGAATCCTCTAGCCTTTTTAACTACAGGCTTTAAAGCTGTGTTTAATTCTTTGCGTAAGGCAATTTCAAGATCAGGTGCAAAGGTGCGTAAGGCTTTGCGCAGATCAGCGTTTCCGCGTATTTCTACTGTGAGCATCTTGCATCTCCTTTGATCTGTCTTTCATCGCCTGCAGTAATGCACTAAACATCCTTGAATCTAAACTAATTAAATCTTTAGGCGGTATTCCCGTTTCCAAACTGATCCGTGCGATCAAGTAAGTAAACGAGTCACGCCTTATGCTTCCGGGTCATCCTCTAACACATCCACCTTTTTTAAAGTCTTTAAGAATTCTGCACCGAACATTGGCACGGTTTCGCCTGCAGCTCTTAAACACTCCCACGCTAGCCAGTAAACATCGGTCTGTTTTTCATCCTCGCGGAAAGCGCGATGAAAACCTTTCTTTGCATACAGCTCAAACGCGTATTCTATAGACGGTGTTATCTGGTGTTCAGATACGTTGCCATCTACTTTTGTTACTTTTAACTTTGCCATCTGTTAGCCCCTATTCTTTTTTATTATGAAGTGGTAATTACGATTGGTGAATTACAAGTAAATGTAATTGATTGTGTAGCGATATCTGCTACTGCGCCGTTAATATCTGTAGTGTTATTAACTAGGATTGTGGTGCTGTATAGCGGATTAGTCGCTGATACCGCTGCGCTTGATTGCTTTAGCGTAATAGGTACTGTTGTACCCCATGCAGCCTGAAGGGTTGCGTTTACGTTTGCTGCAGCTGAATCGCTTAGGAAATCTAAAGTAATTGTGGATGCTTCTAAACCCTTAACAAACTTATGAGCTGTATCGCCCATAGCAGTTACTTCGAGTTCATCGAATACACGGTTAATTGTTGCCGATGTAACATGGTCACTCAGTACTACTGAGTTAAGAGTTACAACGACTGTATTATTTAAATATACGGCCATTTGTTTATTCCTCGATCTGCTCGGTTACGGGTGCTTTTGTTTTTGTTTCTTTTACTGGTGGTGCTTCGATTTGCCCGATCTTGATTAAGAAGGCAATATCCTCATCTGTATATGACATGGTTTTAACTCCAGCTCGTTAGTATGGATATATTAAATTCGGCGGTTAATAGTTGGCCGCTTTCAGCATCTAATGTCCCCGGCGCGCTAACGCTGGTTATATTAAATACAAGGTTAGATGCAGCTAGTTTTGTATAAGCCGCAACAATAAAATCCTCAATGCCTTGCAAGTTACCTTGGTTATCAAACATAGGTACGGTTAGCAAAATCTTGAAATTAGCCATAGGCGAAATAGTGATATAGCTGTTATTGCTTGGCGTTAAATATGGGTCTGCTGGGATTACTACGCAGCTGTTAGCCAAGATGGTTGCAGGTGGGTATGCGAATACCGACCATACGCCGTTATTGGTTAAAGCCGTTGCGATGGTGCTACGCAGGGTTGTAATAGCTGCCGTAGGCATTTATCCCACCATGCTATTCGGATTTATATAAGGGCTGAGCAATCCGCGAATTTTGCCGATCATGCTATTACCCATGCGGTAAGGCGATGGACTAAAGCCATCTAGTCCTACGCCGCCTGTCTGGGATACCTGGCGAGCCTGCCAAATATCTACGGCCAAGATCATCGCAGCTTCTCGAACGCTTGCTGTATTGACGTAGGTGGCTGTCTTTGTATCCTCGCCTGTAACTGTGCCTGATGGCACTACGCGCCTAAAATTTTGATCGGCTGCAACCTTGGCATACTGAATAAAACTATAACCCTGTGGTTGCTGGTAATAATTTAACTGCATATTAAATGCTGGCAATAAATTTGTAGTGCCTGTGCTAAAAGGTAGCGTGGCAGTAATTGTGTAAGTGCCGTTAAATGTCGAACCAGCCCCGGCTATTGTCACGCTTTCGCCTGTAGTAAATAGACCGGGGTTGGCCAACATTACGGTGGCAACGTTGCTTACCAATGCAGTCCCCACGACTGGCGCAGAATCAAACCAAAGGAAACTGTTAATTTGATCCTGTGCAGCTTGGCAACACTCCTCGACCGTACTATCTGAGTAAAGAGAACCGATACCTAAATTGGCACGTAGCTCGGCTACGGTAACGTAACTAGCTGGCATCGGATACTCCTTACTTAGTTAGGGTCGGTAGGGCAAAGGGCTAATGCCCTACCGACTATTAGGGTTTTTAGTTCAGGTTAAACTTAACAATTCCTTTAGGCATCTTGGCGATTGTTGCCATATAGCCGTAAATTGCTACTTGTACCTGTAAATTGCTTACAACATTTACTGACATGTAAGCCTGTGGTGATTGGTAAACAGTAAATGCCTCAGGTGCAAGAATTACAGCTGAGTCATCGATAGTTGTAGTAGCTGTAAAGTTCTTATCAACGTATAGATCAAGGCCCAGTACGTTGCCGCGAATTGAACCAGGCTGAGTCAATCCACCCGCGTTCATCGGTTGGCTGGCCGAATAAATTGGCCGACCTGTTGTATCAGTAGCACCCATTAGTAGTTGCCATTGTGAACCATTAGCGATGTAGTTACTAGCAAAATAACCAGTAGCTTCGTAAACCTTGCGAGCTGAGTCAGATGCAAATTCAATAATACCGGCTGAGTCTGCATCGCATCCTGAGCTGTACTGACCAGCTGCAATAAGAGCAGCTAATACTGTTGTATCAATAGTTTTTAGATAAGCATTTTGTAGCTGGTTGGTTAGTTCTGCATAGAAGTTAGGGTCTGAACGTTCTAGCAATTCGATGCTGATTGTGTTCATACCTGAATACTTATTTACAGTTCCTGATAGGTAAGCAGTTTCCATACCTGTGTTTTGTACTGCGCCTGCCTCAGCTTCGACTGTAACAACAGGTGCTACGCCTGTACCGCCGCCTGCAGATGTAACAAGTGATGGCACATTGATTGTCATGCCGGTTGCTGGCAATACGCCGCGTGAACATGCATCGATTGCAGGTGTTCCAAAACGTGTATTAGTTGGAAATTCTGATAGATACTGTGTTGGATTAAATGCAGGGTTAGTGCTAAAAGAATCATCTGCAGCTGTAACGTAAAGCATTGAATCTTGGTTGCCTAGTGCAGCCTTGATCTTATGCTCTGTGTACTTTGCCATAGATGTAATCGGTGTACGGACTGTCTGGCTGTCTAATACGGATGGGCGAATAATTTGGCGAGCTGCTTGAACTGGTGCAGCCTCGACTGGTTTTTCTGCCGGTACATCCGGTGTATCAATAGGGGCTGTAGTCACAGTCTCCTCGCTTTCGGTTTCGGTTTCGGTTTC